GCGGACGAATGACGCTGTAGCCATACAGAACGTCAATACGGCAGGGCAGTCGGTCGTTGTTGATGTCATACTGACGGACAACGCGGAGCGAGATACCGTTGTGAACCTGGCGCGAAGCCATGTCGACACCCTGCGGGAGCAGAAGGTCGGCGGTGGCGAACGCGATAGCGTCCTTGTGGTAGATCAGGTTCTGCGGATACTGCGTCGAGGCAGCGCCGAGGAACGTGACAGCCGCAGAAGCGACCGGCAGAGCGTCGACCGTGGCAAGAGCCTGCGTGGCCGAATACATCGCCGGGACAGTGACCGAAGCGGTGGTCGACGCCGTAACGTCAGCCAGAGCCACGAACTGATACAGCGAGCCAGTCGACTCACGGGTCTGCGGGTTAACGGCGTAGACGTTGGCGATGGTGAACACGTCACCGGCCTTGATCGTCGTGGAGCCGAGGCCCGTCAGAACAATCGTGGTCGAGCCTTCGGTCGTGACCGACGAACTGACCGTGACCGTGCCCGTGCGCGAACCCGTCGTGAACTGCTTAATCGACTGCGACATATTCAGTTCGTCGTAGCCGAGAATGCCTTCACCGAAGATGCCGTTTTTGAACTGCTTCGAGATAGCCGAAACAGGGTTGAACAGGCCCTTCATGCCTTCGATCAGCGACGCGTTGGCGGCCGGGTTGACCGTCGCGTAACGCGGCGACATGACAGCGGCGTTCTCATTCAGCTTCTGCTGCGCCTGCAACAGAACCAGCGAGGTGGCCGGGGTCGTGCCGGGCGTGCCGACCGAGTTGCCGATGTATTTGAAGCTGTTCGCAACGTCGGCGTCGATGGAGGACGCAAGCTGCGAAATACGCGGCTTCAGCACACGTTCCGCGAAGTCGTCCAACTGCATCGTCAGTTCGGCGGTCGTGAAGTTGACGCCGATGTGCTTCTGCGACGAAACGGTCAGGGTCGTGTACTGTTCGTTGTCGTCCTGCACCTGAAGGGCAGCGCCGTCCGTGACCAGAGCGCGGTCGGGCAGACGGATGCGCAGGGTCGAGCCGATCTTAGCGCCTTCGACGGCGAAAGAGTCGTCATACTGACGGTTGACGGTGCGGGTCAGGACAAGATTATTCTCAAGGATCTCAAGAGCCTTGCGAGTAATCATATCAATAGTAAGAAGTGAGTTAGACATCCTTTATCTCCGGTTTTGCGCTTCCCACTTCTTGATCTGCCGCTGACGTTCCGCTTCTATCCAATCCGACGTTGACATTGACTTTAATGACCGGGGGTCAGTCGTGTCATACCGCGGGCCTGAGTTTGATCGGGTAGCCGTGACAGGAGCAAGCGGTGCGGGCGCTGACGATGTGCGCTTAGTCGGCGGATTCGAGGTGAGATTCATCTCGATCTTACCGATTTCCTTCGCCTGCAAGACAGGCGGCAGACGGGCTATGCGTCCGGCTTCCTTTGGATTGGAGCCGAGCCAATAAATGACTTCGGGGCCAATGTCGGAAGCCTGGATGGCTTGAGCCATTACGTCCGTGACGGGGAGGCTAGGATTATACGCGACTTGTTCAAAGTCCTCGTATCTATCCCGCGCTTCCTCTTCACGGTCGCGGTATGACTCCAAGATCGCCGCCTGCTGCTGTGCGGCCTCTCGCTGTGCCAGTAGCTCTTGAGCGCGCTGGTTGGCCAATGCTTCCGCATAGACTTGGGCGTTCTCAAAATCGTCCGGCGCAGGTGGAGGTGCGGCCGGCTGTCTAGCCTGCTGCTCCGCAAGCCGCTGGGCCTGCTCTCTTTCCCATTTGCGCTGTTCTCTTGCAAGGCGCTTGCTGACAATCGCGTCCAACTCTTCTTGAGAGAACGATTTTGTCTGCTGCTGTTCCTCCGGCGTCGATTCAACAGATTCCGGCGCTGCCGTGGCTTCCGGTTCCGGCGCGGGGCTGATCTCCGCTACAGCCTGTTCGTCTTCCATTTTCACCTAGCTTTCCGGCCAGTCGGTTTACAAAAATTACTCTTCTTCGGCTTTGTCGTCAATAAGACCCTTACCGATCTCTTGGATCTTGACTGCTAAAGGTAGCGCTTCATTCGCTACGGCCAAACCGCCAGCTTTAGTCGCCAAGTCAAGCATCTGCAAAAGTTTATTCAATTCTTCAACTGTGAACATTAATTACTCCAAGGCAGCGGGGGTCGAATTACGGGAGGATTTATTTGATTGGCGATCTGTTGGTCAAGAGCCGCGACTTGTGCAGCTAATATCTCTTCACCCATCGCATCTTCTAACCAACCGATAACCTGTGCTTCAGTCAGATCAGCGTATGGTGTGAAGTCGCTGTCTGGGTCTAGCGTTACGGATTGTGAGCCGTAGATGTCAGCGGTGTGTGTTCCGTCTGTCGCTTGTCTGCGCCAGTGGCACGTAAAGACTACATCAGTATGTCCTTCGTGTTCTGGATAGCACTCTAGTTGAGAGATTACCCATAAATATGTGTTGCTCATATCTTTGCCTCTAATTCAGCTACTTTTACGGCGAGTTCTTGTATTGCTTTGACAAGTCGAGCTTCCGTTTTGCTCCACCCAGAAATCATGAGCATCCCCTCTGCGTCCTCTGCAACACAATCAGGATAAACTTGCTCCATATCTTGGGCGATAAAACCTATTTGATGACCTGTTCCATCCTTGTAATCAAACTCTGACGGCTTAAGTTTGCAAATATTTTTCAACTGATATGGTAGCGGTGTAATATTTTCTTTAAGTCTTGCATCAGAACTTGAAGTGAATGTCGCAGCATTAGCGCCATTAGCGGTGATTAGGCCGCTGCCCGTAGCGTTATTGTTAATAAAGAATTTAACGAACACCTGAGAGGTTGTAGTGTCGTTATCATATTTAGAAACACCAAGGGCATCATACGCCAAACTTGACGCTTGTGTGTTCATAAAGAAGCCAGCGCGCCCCGTAGCAGAATTTACGAACGATGTGATTACGCCGTTGTTTGCAGTCGTCCCAACCAGCAGGTTTCCGCTGCTGTCGATGCGTGCGCGTTCTGTTGAGCTTGATCCGAGTATCAGGTTTCCACTACGGCTAGTTATACCGAAGTCACCCGCAGTCCCTCCAGAAACAAGATTAGCACCCGACCCAATATCACCAATAGCAGTTCCGCTATTTGTGAACCTGATGTATACTCCAGACGCATTCGTAGAGTTGAAGTTTGTCGCTAGCGATACAGAACCAGATGATACATCGAGCCTAACTCCCGGCGTAACACCCAGTCCTAAATTTCCTGCGCTATCAATTGTTGCCGCAGTCGTCGCGCCATTATTGCCGACTTTGAACAAAATGCTGTCGGACGTGCCGACACCGGACGTTGACTGAAGCGTTAGCGACGACGATGCGGTCGTGCCACCAATCACGAGCGGCGATGTTAGGCTAGTCGTAAACGTGGGCGACGTGCCAAGCACGACGGAGCCAGTGCCGGTAACAGCATATTCACCCAGCACGCCAGCATTGTTATACAGCACGCGACCAGACGTGCCGCCGGTGATCGCCGTCGTGCCAACATCAAGGTCAACGCCGAGCGCGGTCGGGTTCGTCCAAGACGTGACGCCGCCCGTAGTAGACGTAAGGATGTAGCCGTTACCGGCTGCAACAGCCGGAGGTAGCGTCATTGTCCATGCAGCAGTGGCGCTATTCGACGATTGAATTGTAACCGGCCATGCGCCCGCTGCGGTGTTCGCCAGCGTCAGCGTGCCCTGCGTCGTCTGCTGCACGCCCAGCGTCGGGGTAGCCGTTGCAGAGATTGTATTCACAGAACCTGAAACGATGAACGTGCCCGCGCCGGTCGTGTTAAGCCCCGTGCCACCGGATGTGACCGCCAGTGGGGTCGAGAGCGTCAGGCTCGACGCCGACATAGCGCGGCCAGCGGTGAGGTTAGCGATGGAAACTTGCTTCGTCGTGGCCGACTGCACAATCGGCAGAACTTCCGTGCCGTCTAGTGGGGTCGTAGACGCCGGAAGTTGGGAAATCTTTACGTCGGCCATTTATCTAGTCCTTAGAAAGAAGCAACGCGGTCTTGGAACGCCTTAATGCGGGCGTCGAGGGCATTACGATCTGATTCGATGCGAGCCAAGTCGGCGGCGATCTTAGCCTCGCGCGCAGCGACTTCGTTTTCGCGCACAGCGACAGCCGCTTCAGCCGCAGAAGCCGCCGCTTCACGATCAGCCATCGCCTTTTCAAACGCCTTCTCGCGCTTGGTTACGTCCTTGTCGCGGGCGTCCGCGGCAGACTTGACTTCCTTGGCGTTGGCGTGCGCCGTTTTAGCTTCAGCGACCAGAGCGTCAGCCTGCGCCTGCGCAGCCGCCAATTCGCCTTTGGCCTTCTCACGATCCGCCAGCGCCGCTTCAGCCGCGCTCAGCGCGCCCTGACGCTTGGCCAGTTCGTCGCGGACTTTCACATACTGCGCGAGATCTTTGGGAAGCTGTTTTGTGAAATATTCAATCGGATCTACGTCCGACGATCCGCCGATGAATTGCATGATGACCTCAGACGTAATAGCTAATGTTGACCTTGGCGCTGCCCGTCGTCTCGATGAACTTAATCTTTGACAGGTCGCCGTCATACTGGAAGATAACGCCAGCTTTTAAGAGCATACCGCGCGAAGCCGTTGGCGCTTCGCCATTATCAAGCCATCGCACATCCTGCGTCTCCGCAACGATCAGCGCAAAATTGGCTTTGACATTCATGCCGGAGATCGGATCGCGCGCCGGAACGATTAGCCCTGTAGCGGTGCTGACGTTGTCAAGTTGCTGGTAGCCAAGGCAGCAAGTAATGGCTTTCACGTTAGCAGTCACTTATGATCTCCTTCGCTGGGCCATTGATCGCAGCCACGCAATTTGCTGTTCTTCCGCCGGTGCAGGGGCAGGGCCATAGTTAATTATAACACTGTAGCCGGTGATTGAATAGTCGCCCTTTTGAACCTCTAGCACACGTCCGCGCTGGATGTCTACATTCTGGCCAGTGATCGAATAGCTGCCCGTTTGGGCGACAAGTTCTCTATTAAATTGGAACGTAACCGATTGGCCCGTGATTGCATAGGAGCCTGACCCGGCCGTGATGGCGTTGCCCTTGAGGATCGTGACAGGGTAGCCCGTGACCGCGTAAGACCCAAACCCTGCGTCAATCCGCTTGCTGCGCTGAAGGTCGGCTGGGTAGCCCGTTATGAAATACTCGCCGCCGCAGCCCGATAGCTGAAGGATGACCTGCGCAATGATGTAGTCGCCGTCTTCAGTTATTAGCGGCCAGCCGCTCTCGGTCAGCAGCCGGGCGTTATAGTCGAGGACGGCCCAGATCTTTTCGCCGTCTTCCGTAATCAGGAACTTGCCATCTTCGGCAAGGAGATACGCGCCGTCATCGGGCCCGGTGACAATGATCTTGTCGCCTGCCTGAGTAACTAGATAATCGCCGTCCTCCGTGAGCAGGAGGGAGATATAGAACATATCATCACGTCGCCTGGAAGGTGCCGTTGACCGAATCCATCACGACGGTGACGCTCTCCCCTGCTGACACAAGCTGACTAGAGCCGTAATCCCAATAGGCGACGGGCGTGCTGGTCGTCGAATCCCACAGGATCGCGTAACGGAAGGTAAAGCCGCTGCCCGTGGCCGTCCATGCGGCCGGATTGTTGAGGACTAGCTTGTAGACGCCGCCCGTTTGGGTCGCAGACGCTGTGGTCGCGGGATTGCCGCCAGCCGTATAGCCGCCCGCGGTCGGCAGATCCGTCGTTCCAGACACGAATGTCGTGTCGGCCGGGTTGACCGTCGCCGCGAGCGCCACATACCACGCGTCCGAGCCCGAATTGATGTTCTCCATCAACGGTTCAATGGCGGCCGGATACTTTGTGTAAGTGGCTATCGGCATGATTTAGGCCAAAAATTTGAGTTTATAGAGCGTCGAGAGGTAGAGCGCGACGATTTCGTCGATTATGTTCTGAATCGCCGTATCGTCGTATTCTTCGCGCTCTTTTTCGACTTTTTTCAGCGAATCTTCCAAGAATTCGACGACATTATTGGTTTTTTCGGCCGAATGCAGCGTAATCGGCCCGATTAGACCGTATCTGCCCTGATAGGCTTCCGCCAGCGTGTCCGCGAGGTCGATCACGGCCGGATAGAACTTACCCAGCGCCTTGTGTTTGGCGAAGGATCGCGTGTTTAGATGCACGGAATGCGTCACATCGCGCGCCAAGAACAAATGTCCGATCAGATCCGCGCAACTCATTGACCCATCCCCTGCATTGGCGCGCTGCCCGGCACTATATCGCCCGTATCCAGCGCAGCCGCTATCGTGCCCTGCACTATATCCTGCACTTGCTCAGGCGTCAGGCCGCTCTGCATGGCCGACAGACGCTTCGTTTCGGCGTCGTAAGCCTTAATCTGCGCGTTCTGCTCGTCAATCTTGAGTTTCTGTATCTCATAAGACTGAAGAACCTGCTGCACCTGCGCTTTGGTTTCTTCCATCGCCTGCGACATTTGCATGATCTGCTGCCGCATGACCTGCGCTTCTGGCGATTCGTCGGTGTTTTGGAGAACGCGCGGGTCGAGCATCTTCTCAAACCGCTTGGCCATCGTCTCAGCGCCCGGCCAGTCCATATTCTTGACGAACAGGTCGCCCGCAACGCCCCACAGCGCGGGGTTCGTTTGCAGGATCTGACCCATCGTGTCCATAGCCTCCTGCTTACGGGTCATGTAGCTGGGGCCAGACGACACATGCACGTCGTAGGTGCCGACGTTCGGATTGTAGATCTTCATGATCTCCACGCCCTGCTCGTCGACAACGCGACGCACCGCTTCCGGCTGGGCCGGGTTGATGCGCGCCATGTCGACTTCGCCCTCGACGTTGATGATACGGGCGACGCGCTGCGTGTCGTAAATCTTCGGGATAAGGTCGACTAACTGCCGCGCGACGTATTTTATCGCCCGAGCGAGGTTGTCAACATAATGATACGTACTCGTGTCTCCTTGCCTCTCCCGAGCGAGGATCGCACGCCCCGTGCGTTCATTGGAGGTCGCCCCAATGCTACTGTCGTACTGGCCCGTGGTCGATTTAATATCTTCCCCTGCCCCCATTTTAGCTTGAATGAGTCCCGTCTGGGCCAGAGGCGGCTGCGCGCGCTCAGGAAGGGGAAGAGGGTTTCCAGCACCATCGCTTACGTCCGGGTTGACCTCAAGATACGGCCAGTTGTTCGTGTTGGCCGTCTTCCATTGCATTTCGTAGCCTTCGAACTGGCCGCCATAGCCAATGAAAGGCGCTTTCGGGGCCAGCGCGAGCATTTCCGCTTCTTGGCTGACCCAGTAGTTATACATGCGCTGCGCGTCCTTCGCGTTGCGCACAAGTCCACTTATGTAGATCTGTCCGTCGACCTCGAACTCGTTGCCGATGACGCGCACGACGGGAATGTATTTGCCCGCCCACTCGCGTTCCTCAAGCACCTCGTAACCGTTGGTCTTGATCCACATAACGCGGCGGCGCTCGCTCTCACGCGACTTGATCGGCTTGCCATAGGCCGCTTTGAGGCGCTTGTCTTCTGGCGTGCCTGCGAACGCCGTCACATTGTCCGGGTAGAGGTTGAGCGTTTCGCGCTTGCTGTCGATGTAAAAATACTCAGCGATGCGCACCGTTTCCTGGCTGACCCACATGCTCAGCGTCTGATCGCCCACGCCCTGCGACATCATGCCGGTCACAGGCGTCGCGTCGGGGTAGAGGTCTTCATATTCAGCCTTCGGAATGTCTTCCGTAATGAAGCAATAGCGCGCGTCCTGACCGCATGGATCTTGAATCATTGGATCCATGTAGACGCTAAAGCTGCTGCGCACGCGGCCGATGCGAATGTCCTGCTCAAACGAATTCTCGTTCGTGTATTCCGTCAAAACGCGAATGTAGCCCTCGCCGTATGTGACCTGGTTGTCACAGGCCGTGTCATAGGCCACGTCAGCGTCGGACATATACTCAATGTGCCGCACAATGCCGTCGAAGATTTCCGCGACCTCTGGGTCGGCGTTGTCGTCGGCCGGGATGACGCGCGCAGTCGGACGGTTCTGGCGTTGCTCGTTCGTCACGAGGCGCACATGCTGCGGCAGCTTGTTGATCGTCAGGCACGGGCGTGCGTTGATCGTCTGGCCCTGCACCGCGCCGCGTGTCGCCAGCACGTCCGCCGGCCATTGCCACGCGTTGTCCGGCGAACCCGCCATGAAGCGCAGATCGTCTAACTCGTCTTCGCGCGAGTCCGAATAGGCCGCCATCGCCACCGTAAAGCGGTGACGCATGGTCGCAAGCCGGTCATCGTCCGGGTTGTCGGAGACTTTGCCTGCGGCGATTACGTCATCAGAAGCCATTATTCACCTTGCCTAGAACGGATAACATCTTTTTGGATTTTTACAAATCCGGGGCTGCGATCCGGCACTTCATAAATGTTTCCGACGCCCGCGCGATCTATCCAGTCTAAAAGAAATGCGCCATACCTATTACCGGCGTGTTCTTTTTTAGTGGCTATAGAATCTAACAGCCCTTTTTCGAGTTGAGCCGCCGTAACTACGTCGCCATCTTTTAAAAGCTGAACACGGGTTTGTTTTAGCGGCGAACTATCTAATTTAACTGTAAATTCTTCGTTTATAGGAAACGCATCGGAGAGTATAGTATCTTTAAACGAGCTAACTTCTTTATTTGCGCGGTCGAACATTTTTCCCCTAAAAGTTTCTTGCATTTGCGGGGACATTTTTTCGTCTGCGAAATTAGAGAATAGTTTTTCTACCGGCGTGCCTTTAGGCTGGGTAAATCCTGTCCCGCGCCCCGCCGAAGAAGTTTGTCCTGTAAAAGTGTTATGTAGCCGCGCTCGCATTAGCGCTTCACTTACAGCTTTCTGCTCCGCCCTAGCCGCAACGTTAGCGCCGGGTAGCGGTAGCATGGCCATGATCGCGCCCTTGGTGTCGCCGGCGCGAGCGGCCTCTTGGCCCTGTAGCACGTTGCCTGTGCCGGGCAGATAGCCAAGAATGTCAGCTATGCCCGTCGCAAACTGACGCCGCTCCGGCGACGGGCGTGTGTCGCCCATCAGATAGGCCGCAATCTGTTCCTTCCATGACGGCTCATACGGCCGCAGCATGGCGTTACGCGGTTCAGGAGCGAGCGCATTGACCGGCATTATTTACACGACTTGCCCATTTTCTTACCGGCAGCGCTGCGCTTGGTCGAGTAGGCGATAGCGACCGCCTGTTTCGGCGGCTTGCCCGCTTTGATTTCCGCAGCCACGTTCTTACGGAACGCGTTCTTTGATGTTGACTTAACGAGCGGCATTATTTTTTCCTCGTTTTAGCTGACTGCTTGAACGCCTTGGCGGTCGGTGCGCCCTCTGCGCCCGGCTTGCGCATCTTCTCGCCAGAGCCTGCTTTGATGCGCGCGCGCTTCGCGTGAATGTTGGCGTAGAGCCCAGGCTTACTTGCCACAGTTCCACCTCTTCATGCTGGCCTTCGCCCGCTCTGCGTTCTTCGACTTAGCGACCACGCCGCCCATGCGTGCGCAGAAGCTGGCCTTACGGCCCTTGTCGGCCTCGCTCTTAGGATTGGGAGCCGGCGGCTTGAGCTTGCTGCCCGTCGCGGCGTTGTATTTCTGACGGCCCTTGGCGGTCAGACCAGCGCCCGCCTTAGTCGATAGCTTCTCGCCACGCCCTACTGACAGCGATACCATCTAGTGTCCCATCCATCCTGAAGAGGCTGTTCCACCACCATAACTGACGCGCGGTCTGTTGTCCATTGGTCTGGCCTCCCTGTGCGCCACAGGATACGCGAACGTCACGGCGATAGCGTCGGCGGCGTCGGGGCTGGCTAGACCACGCGCCTTCATGTCTTTCTTGCTTTCTAGGAATATAGTCCCTTTACTGTCGGGCTTCATCATGGGGCCGGTCAGGTCGCTCTTTAGGAAGCGGTCGTTTGGGATGCTGGCTGTCTTCAGCCACTCCCGCATGGCGTGCCACATTTCAGCGCGCTTGTTTCCGAACATGATCGGACGGGAAGACTTGCTGCCGAAGTTGACGCCCCTGATCTTGTATCGCTGCTCCTTGAGCCGGTCGACGACGCCCGCCCCTAGGCCGCCTTCGTCCACGACGACGAGCGCTGGGCGGAACTCTTCGATGATGTCAATGACTCTGCCGACCACCTCCATCGTGTCGTCGCCGCGGTAGCGACGGATGCCGATGATGTCACGGCCCTGCCGGATAGCGATGACCGTCGCGTCAGCCCCGAACCGCGCCGGGTCGACGCCCACGATTATCGGCGCTGTCTGATCTTTCTGCGGCGATCTTTGCTGCGCCTCCATGACCAGTGATGACGGTATGAACTGGTCATCGCTCGCGTTCGGGAAGGCTCCGTAGACCTCGACGTGAGCCTGAGCGCTGTCGGGGCCGTATTCGTCGATAATCTGCTGATAGACTGCCTTATCAGTTCCCTCCACGCTTCTGGCGTCAACAACCTTGTTTCGCCAGAAGTCGCGCTTGTTGTGGAAGCACTCGTAGAAGTATCCGCTGTTACGGCGGGGGTTGCTAAAGCTAAGCCAAAAACGATTAGGAGTGTTCTCTGTAAAGAAGCCACTGGCCACCGCCCAGATAGAGTCATCAATACCGCTGGCCTCGTCGAACACGAGCATGACGCCCGCGAAGTTGTGCACGCCCGCGTAGCTGTCAGGGTTCTCGGCCGACCACAGCCGCCCCTCCACGCCCCAGTAACGCGTGCCCAGCTTTAGATCGCGCTCGACCAGTTCCGCAATCCACTTGGCCGGCAGCACGCGGGTGGCGCTTACCTCGAACCAATGGCTGTTGAGGCACATTGATAGCCATTTGGTGATCTCGGCCCAAGTGACGCTGCGTAGCTGCGCTTCTGAGTTGGCCGACACGATAGTCGTCGAGCCTATGCGCGTGGTCAGCATCCAGATCACGAGCCAACTCACGAGGGCTGACTTGCCGATACCGCGGCCGGAGGACGTGGCCATGCGAAAGGTTTCAAAGTCAACCTTGCCGTTATTCTCTTTGATGTGGTCGCGCAGGTCTTGGAGGACTTCTAGCTGCCACTTGCGCGGGCCTGTGAAGTGTTCCAGTGGCGTGCCGGCCTTACCCCACGGGAACGCCATCCTCACGAACGCGACCGGATCGTTCTTCACCTGCGCCGACCATAAGGTCGCCATCAGCTTCTGTTCTTCGTCCGCTGAGTAGATCGGCACTTGCATCTAATATCTCTCCCTGGATCACGCGCTGCTGCGCCTCTTCTAGCGCCGCGATGATGGATATGCGCTGCTCGACCTGCACCTGCACCGACTGCGGGGCCGTCCACTTGTGGACGTGTTTTAGAATGTCCAGCGCCGCCTTCGTGTCGCCAGCGCGGGCGGCGTTGTGCAGCACCTCGGACATTTCCGCTTCGCCCTCAGCGCGCCCCTTCTGTTCGGCATACTCCGCGATGGGGTCGAACTGCACCAGCCGCCGATACTCGGTCGGGGTCATGCCCGCGGCGTAGGCGAGCGTGTCGCCTTTCAGCCCTTTGCGGGCGGCGAGATAGATGCGCTCTAGGACGGCTTCCGTCGCCTCTATTTTGCGCGGTTCATAAGGTAGGGACTCAAACATAAAGTCTTTTACCATTAAAATAAAAAATAAAAAAGTTCGCGTGATGGCTACGTATTTCTTAAAGGAGATCCCCAGGCCCAGCCCCCCCCTATTTGTCAACGCCACCTGCGTTAAGGTTAAATGTTAAGGTTAACCAATAGTCAAATAGTCATGCAGATCGGGGATCGGTGCTGGCATGAGTTATGTTGTCAATCATAGTCAAATAGTCATGGAGATGCAGGGTTGGTGCTAGGTCGCACTGTGATGACTGCGCGGGCCTGGTCGACGAGGGCCAGGAGGCATAGTCAATAGTCATGATAGTCATGGATTTTAGATGCAAGGTTGCGCCCGTGTTCTATATATCATTCTGTATACATTCATACAATTGGTATGAGTATTACACACCCATAACTATATGACTATTCCTAAGCCGCGCCTCGCCTCGCGCCCGCGTTGTTGACGACTATTCCATAACTATTTCGTAACCATTCCGACATTTCACCAAAAGATTTGTTGCAATTATCCACAGTCCGTGGTCAGATAACATATCCACAGAGAGGAGGAATAGTCATGTATCAAGTCTACGTCTATCGCCATGACTATTGGTTATTTGTCGACTCAACCGTTGACTTAGCCGCAGCGCAAGCGCTGGCGGCGCGCATTGGGGGGGTGGTCATATGACTATGACGGCGTATGAAGTGATGATCGAAACGCGTGACTTTCGTATGTCGCGCATCTTGGCGACGACTACGAAAGCGGAAGCAATCAAAGCGGCGCGGGAACTAGCTAGAACGAGCGGCGGCAAGGTGGCGTGGGTTCACGTGTTCAACATCCCGACCGCGTTGTCTGTCTTTTCGATGCAGGCGTTAACAAAATCTTTAGCATAATAAGAGGCGGCGCTTGCAAGAGCGCCGCCTTTATCGTAACATATCCACACTGTAAAAGAGGAGCCAAGACCATGTGGGACAATTACAAGCCAACCAAAGCCGAGCGCGCCGCAATCGAGAACGCGTGGCAGGTCGTGTATCGGCTAACCGGCCATGACTGGCGGACAGAGGACATGACAAGGCAGGAGGCCAAAGGTTATGGCAACCGGCATGACCGAATCGGGTTGAACGGCGCAAAGGCGCTGGCGGTCAAATGGTTCTATAATGGAACGCAACAGCCCGATCTAAAGCTGGCCGACTATTACTTTTGCCGGCCAGCGGCCATCTGGTTCACGGGATATGGCGCGTCGAAAGCCTACGCCATATCGGTCGAGGACGAAAACACATTAGTGGCCGGTCTGACCGCGCATGAAGACGCGTTTAAGCGCATGATCGATGAGAACAGAATAGCAGCATAACTTACAGGCGGCGCTTCACGGCGTCGCCTTTTCTTTTGCAACATATCCACATAGGAGCAAACGACAATGACCAGCTTAAAAGAATGGATGGATCAACAGTGGCGCAACCCGGGCGTTAGGTTTTCCGGCCATGGCGTCGCGTATATCGGCACCTGTTTTAAAGATATGCAGGTTCGCGGCGGGTCAAATCGCACCTATAAGTCAAAAGAGCAAAAGGCGTATGAAGCGCGCTTCGGCATTTACAACAAAAAACTTGTGCCGATCATCTTGGCCGAAGCAACACGCGACGACCGCTTTAGTCTGCCGCGCTATAGCTGGCCGAAGGAAGCGGAAGCCGCACAAGTAGCCGCGCCTGCCGTCGCCGTCATACCGCGCAAGCGCGTCTCGCATAAGAAGGTGACGCAAGCCGCCGCCATACTGGCCAAGGTGCCGCAGGACGAATTGACGGCTTTCCTAGCCAAGTTTGGCCTGTCACTGTCGCTCGCCGCGTCCATTGCGTCATTGGATAACGTCGAGCAGATCGCGCGTCAGTTTTTGAGGGCAACGCTATGATTGAATTAGAGCTGGAAGCCAAAGCGATAGAAGAGTTGATAGAGCTGCTATCCGCCCTACCAACTCGAACAAATCATCTGGACGACGCGCTGCTAACGCTGCGCGACGTTTACGACAACGCCGCTGAAGAATACTGGACGAACGTTTGGAGCAACCCGTGACGTATCTCATTGACTATGAATTAGACGAATTCCAGCCGTGGCCGGGCATGGCCATCTATGCCTATGGCGTTGCGACCATCACCTATAAATGGGAAGGGCGCGACCGCGACACCGGCGACGACGCCGGCCCATACGACATAGAGTTGCAACACCTCACAATAAGCGCCGACAAGGCTAAAGAGCCTGACCGCTGCATAGAACAGACTGACCCGCTGTTCGAACGGATTGAAGCCATCCTATGCGCCAGCCGCGACGTCGACGCCGCCTGTAGGGCTGACCATGCGGAAGACTGATCTGATCGCCTTTGCCGTGGGGGCGGCGCTTGCCGTGCCGCTCCTTTTTCTCTTCCTGATCCACCTGCTAGGGGGGCTGTAATGCTTTACGTTGACGACGTTATGCACATTCTGGGCATAGATAACGATTGGGTCGCGCGCTGCATCCTTGCGCGCATGGACTTAGACTTCTCTGAATGCACGCACGAAGAATTTATAGCCGAATGCAAGCGCGCGGCGGCTGAATTCGTCGAAGAGTGCGCCAACGCCGAACAAGGAAGCTGACCAATGGATATGGAACTAGAGATGCGCGACATATCGCGCAAATGGGTGGCTATTATCGGCGTGGGGTATAACCCGGACACGGCGGCGGACGACTACAGCCCGGCGCTGACTAAAGACCAGCAACGCGAATACGCATTCGACATGCGCAAGCTGCGACGCATGGAGCGCGTTTGCGGGATGTGCGTTTATGAAGCCGGATTGAATGCAATGGCTGACGCGGGGCTGATACCATGCGAGTTCTAGTCGCCTGCGAGTTTAGCGGCACCGTCCGTGACGCATTCACACGGCGGGGGCATTACGCAGTTTCATGCGACTTGCTCCCGTCTGAAACGCCCGGCCCGCACCATCAAGGCGACGTGTCGATGATCCTGACCGATGGCTGGGATCTAATGATCGCGCATCCTCCCTGCACGCACCTTGCCGTGTCCGGCGCGCGCTGGTTCAAGGATAAAAGAGAGGAGCAAGCGGAGGCGCTCGACTTCGTGCGGCTGTTGCTCGACGCGCCGATTCCGCGCATAGCGCTGGAAAATCCCGTCTCGATCATTAGCAGCAAGATTCGGAAGCCTGACCAGATCATCCAACCTTGGCAGTTTGGCCACGGCGAGACGAAGGCCACGTGCCTATGGCTGCAAGGGCTACCGCCCCTACAGCCCACGGACATAGTGGAAGGCCGCACGGCGCGCGTTCATCGTATGCCGCCCGGCCCGGACAGGTGGAAAGAACGGTCACGAACTTATGGAGGCGTCGCGGAAGCGATGGCGGCACAATGGGGCGCATGAAGAACTATTACGAATTCTCGCAACTGATCCGTGAACTAGAAACCGAAACGCTGCTGATAATGGCGCAGGCCGAAGATGACGAATACAAGCGCCAACTGATCGAATGGGAGATTGAAGAACGTGCTAAGGCTTGACCTCACAACCATCCCCGGCGGCGTCCGGGTCAACTGGCGCACCGGTGAGGGGCTAACCTTCCATCGGCGCGACGGCTCCCTGATAATGAAAATAAACGCCGACTACGCAGACGACCGCGCGCTGATGACCGCAGCGCACGCCCTCAATTTTATGTTTAGGAACATCAAACATGCTGGAACGGCAAATACAGGAACTGATCTGGGAGACGGCGGCCAAGTATAAAATCTCCACAGACCTCTTGACCGGCCATAACCGCCGCAAAGAGGTCATATGGCCCCGGTTCGAGGTCATGTGGCGCGCACGGCACGAGTTGAACGCACCCTATCAGACCATCGGCCAAGTGCTAGGCGGCCGGGATCATTCCACTATCATGCACGGGATCAAACGCTATGAAAACCGCTGATGTTGTGTCAGTTTTAATCGCAGTCCTGATCGAACTCATACTTGGGCTAAAATAATGAAACACTGGGAAACGCAATTCGAGGACTATGGGGCGGTCGTTCCCGACTGGCCGCAGGATAAGCCCTGCTATGAGGTGAACAAGCCCTTATGGGCCTTCTGGCGGCGTCTGGAGCCTATGTCGCAGGAGCATCCCGTGTTCACCGAACAGGAGATAGTGCGACGACTTGACCTATTTTATTTTGGGGATGGAACGTGCCACACTGGCTAGTTTCCTCCCTACGGTGAACTAAGCCCCGCTTTGGCGGGGTTTTCTTTGTTTTGCTTAGCGGGCAAGCCCGAGCATTTGCAGATACGGGTAGAGCGAGTCGCGCATAGCGTTGCGGTTAACGCCAGCGCTAATAGCCATGCCGAGCGGCATAGGCGGCCCTTGCGGGTTGCTATAATCACGGCCGCCCGCATAGGTTGAATCTTCTGGCATACCTTGCTGCCCTAGTACGGGCGCGGGACCGGGTATCTGCTCCCGCATACGCCCCGCCATACGCATGGCTTCGGCCTGCCGCATACGGGCGTCAAGCTCAAGCTGATGCTGGATCGGATCGTAGGGGTAGGCCTGCTGCACGGCCTGCTCATACTGCGGCTGCGTGTAATAGTAATTGGAACCGGCAGGGGCGGGCATGGGTTGATTCAGCCGCGCCATAATCCCAGCGATTTCCTTCCTGTAGTCCATGTCCTCGTCGACCGGCCCAGGGGCGTTCGGGTAGGCCATCCGGTTCTGCTCATACCGCAGACGCTGCATCTCCGGCTCATATTCGACGCCGCCTTCCACACCCGCCGCCAAACGTGCTATGACGTTGCTTTCCAGTTCCTTGGCCGTCAGTTTGCCTCTGAGTTTTTTAGCCATGACCGAATCCGAGTTCGAGCGACGCCTCAAGGCGCTTCAACAGGAAATATCCGAAGCCTATCTTAAAGGATATGCAGAGGCCAGGCAACGGGCGCAATGGAACCTTACCGCCTGTCTCGACGAGGCGACGCGCCTCCGAAACGCCCTGGAATTCGCTCTCGATGAGGTGCAAGACCCCCATCGGAGAGCGCAAATCCTAATAGCCATGCGACGCCACAGCGAATCAGATCAAGAATGACGCAACGGCACCACATTGTCCGCCCCTCCGGGCTCGACCATATCGCGTAGATGGCTCTTCGGAAGATCAGCCAACTCCGGCCGCACAAATATGTGCCGCTTGGACTTGTTAGTTGTCGACAAACACAGCCCCTTGTCAACCCAGCCCGTCTCCTTCAGGGCGTGGAGCAGCGCCGGCTGCACGATCTTGAGATGCGAATTGACGGGGATAGCGTCGGATATGATCTTGATGATGTTGTGCCAGGGGCCAGCGATAATGTCTGTGTTGAACGGCGCTTCGCGCTTCTCAATCAAGTGGTAAATGAAACTCTCTGCGTTGCTCATGCCGGTATAGACCAGCCGCTGCTTATATTCAGTCGTGAACGGGATCGCTTTCGGGTTGAACGCCGACACGTCACGCGCCTGTAACCAGCCGGCCACGGCTTCAAACCCGCCGTTCTTATACCAACCCCAAATCCGTTGCGTTTCGTCCGAGGTCATCTTAGGCGCGTCAGACCAAACACAAAACCAGCGCCGGTCATCCGAATCAAGCGTGATCGGCATTGATTCATTCGTGAACGCCAGCAAGAAAATCCGGTTCGGCATTTCATACGGATGCAAGCCCTTGCGATTGACCGTCAGCATCTCCGGCGGCGCGGCGATTACAGGCTTGAGACGGTTCGCCAGCGCCCGGCGTTCCCGCGCCTCCGGCTCTTTCAGTTCATTCAGCACCATAACCTCAGTCTGATAATGGTAGCCGAAGTCGCTCGTGATCTTGTCGCCGTCGATCACCTTCACGTTCTTCATGTGATCGCCGCCAATGGCCCACAAGAACGGATACCACATCGTATCCTTGCCGATGCCGCCGTTGCCGCCATGCAGAACCGCATGGTTGATCTTCGTGCGCGGCTGTTGCAGCTTTACGGCCATCACGTCCCAAATATGATTTAACTCGCGTTCGTCTGGCACGAGTCGACGGCAATGGTCGATCCACAGTTGCGGGTCGCCAGGGCTTTTGATCTCCGGCCGCGCGTCACGCCAGACGTTGCCATAGACAAGCCCATCACGCTGCACTTTCCACTCGTCGCCGGCGGCGTAGGTCATGCCCTTCAGCGCGTAGCCTTTCATCGCCTCGCGGTTCTCGTCATACCAGTTCGACGCTTCAAGCCGGCGCGGCTTCGCGCCAACAGACTTGCATTCTATATGCCGGAACAGCGCATTAAACGCACGGCGGCTGATCTCGCTGCACATCTCATGGTCAAAGTAACCGTCGTCGTCGATGACATAGGCGAAGCGTTTATGCCATGTGGCGCGGTCTTCGCGTCCTGCTTGCTTACGCTCCGTCTCAGCGATACGCACCGCCGCCTCATCGGGGAATTCTTCGGTCGGCGTCAGTTTGTTAATCTTACTGGTATATTCGGCAATGAGGTCGTCACGCAATCCGGGGATGACACGGGGGCCACCCTGTTCCGCCACCCAATCGCAAAAGAACTTGCTATCAAGACCGTCGCAATGACCATGATGACAACAGAATGAACGATCCTGCGGCTTGTATCGCGCTTCAATGCTGCCATCGGTATGCTCCGCATGATTCGGGCAAACAACGCCGCACCAACCGGCCGCGTTCGTGCCGGATAATACTAAGCTGTTCTCGCTCAACCATGCCAGCACCGTATCCGCGCCGTTGTCTTTTACGCGGAACGTAATAGCCCGAGCGGTGCCAGGTTCCGCAGGCGTCACACCGAACGCTGCAATCAATTCTTGGATCGTGTATTCAACGCCGGGATTAAACTCTACCTCACGGCAGATAAATTCCTCTTTGCCCGGCTTACGATTTACGGAACCCGGAAGACGGCAGTTACGCACAGCGTTACGCGCGCCTCTGTCCGTGTAATCAGCCGCGCCAAGCGCCTCGACAAATACGGTCTGTTCTTCGACTGTCGGCTGTTCACTGTAGGCAAACCAATACTGGTAGCTGCCTTCGCTTGTCTCGACGATAGCGGTCGGCTTGACCGGCGGCGTTTTGATGACAACGCTCTCGCCGTCATAGACTTTCGTTTCGCCAATATCGTCCAGCATAAGGAACAGCACATGCGTGCAGTTCGCCAGCGCCGCAGACGGCTTTTCCGGCATACGATCCTTGATAAACGAGCCGGTGTTTAAAAACCAACTTTCACCGGCTTTGCGTTTATGCGTCGGGTAATACGCGGGCCAAGTATATTTACGCTTACCGTCAGCGTGATGCTTGCCAGTGTCGATCTGCTTGACAATAAGGGCTGTCTCGCCAGCCGGCGCGAGGCCGGTAAAATAATCGAACAAATTCATTTATCCCTCCTGTGACGTTTTCTGTCGTCAGCATTTTCTTTGATTGTGCCGTAACATAAGTTAGCCAAAACATTATTTGTCTTGTTTCCATCAAGGTGACGTATTTCGCCGCGCTCAATCGTAACAGGCCGTTCACCCACAAATGCGCGCAACACCAAATGATGCACATACGCCGTAAACGACCCGCTACTGCTACTCAGTTTTACGCACAAATACCCATTTTTACTGCTGAATTGTTTTAACTCGCGACCTTTGTAAATTGTATTGCCGTGCTTTCCATATTTTACCTTACGCCATACCGAACGCACATGGCCGTAGTCGCTGACCTCATAGAAGCCTTCATATCCGGGGATAGGTTTCCAATATTCCATGATCTATTTCCCGTAACGCGACATAACGCTCGCCTCCACGTCTAGCGGTAAACCTTCCGCCCAAACAGGTGGGGTCGTCATTACTTCTTCTAGGAGCGCCTTCGCCTCTTCGGGCCGATCAGACTCCATAACAATTTCATCGTGAACATGCAGAACAACGTCAGGCAGACGGCGCAAAGCCTCGCGTAAAAGATCATGGGCGGTCGCTTGTGTGACGTTCTCGCACGCAAGCCCTCGCCAAAGCCTGCCACGCGGCCACTCTTTAGCATCCGCCGCAGGCTTCCAAGACGCCTTTGAATAGGTGATCGAACCATCGTCTTCAAACTTGGCGTTCGGGTAGCACAGCACGCGGCCGGAAGGGAGAGCATACCAAAGGTGCTGACCGTCAGCCAAGTAAGATATGCGGCCGGCTGTGAATACTCTGCCGGGGTTGCGCAGCGCACGAATGTAAGCAACCTCAAGGTCAGACCAGAACGGAACCGACCACACGTTTGTGCGACGCCATGCGTCTACCATACGTCGTGCCTCTTCTTCAGGAAGGCTCAACCCATAGACGCGGCCCATCGCAGCGAACGCGCCGATTCCGCCGCCGAAACCGCACGCCAGTTCCTGCACCTTACCGACCTGGCGCTGCGACTTATTGACACTATCATACGGCACGCGGAACGTAGCGGCTGCGTTGACGACGTAAGGATCTAACTTATCACGGAACTGTTGTAACTTATCCTCACCCCTACCGGACAACCATGGATTTACGCGGCCTTCGATGGCCGACCAGTCAGCGACGACGAATTGTTTACCGGGCGCAGGGATTAAGGCGGGCCGTAACATACCCCGCAAAACGTCTGTGACACGTCGTCCGTAGTTAGGCACGATGGCATGGCCGCGAACCATTGAATGTCGCACGGATTCTGGGTCTTCGGCGCATTGACGTGTAAAGTTGTGGACTTGCGCACCATACGAGGAAGCGCGCCCTGTGGCTGATCCTCCCGCAAAGACGAAAGCCCCTCTAACACGGCCATCACTACAAGCAAGATTATCAAGGCGATTAAATTTAGCAACAGAAGACGCCCAAAGGTCGTCAGCGCATTGTATGACTTCTCTGACATCGGGAGGCACCTCCTCTGGGTCGTCTATGGCCAGTAGGTTCGCGCGGACTGATTTGTCGATTGAGACTTTATCGGCACGTTCCATAAGTTTACGCGCTTCTGATCCAACACGTTCAAAGACCCATTCGCGCATACGGGGACTTCTGACCGATTGAATCGCGCCATCGGTGATTTCACGAACAGTAGTCTCGATCTCTTGAAGTTCGTCAGCCGCGTATTTGACCGCCGCACGGCATAGACGCTGATCGACAAGAACGCCACGGTCATTGATGCGCTCGTTAGTGTGATAATCATCTAGTTCCTCCTGCGTCAGTTCCCGCATGGCTTTACTGGCGGCGCGCATTGTTCTAACGTCTTGCTCGCAGTATTCGATAAGTTCCGGTATGAGATCATCACGGTATGGAGGAATGCAGCAAGCACGAACCAGAGCAGCGCCACGATGATCTTTGCGCATTTCAGTTCCGGCGAATCGTCCGACATCTTCTAAACTCCCTGGCGCACAGTTCGCCCGCGCTTGCGCAGCGGTGCAGTAGAATTGTTCAAGCGGTATATCCATCTTGAGGACGTGCCAAAAGATAAGCCGCTCGAACGCCGCGTTGTGAGCCCGAATCTGACCCGTAATCTCCGGCATAGGTTCACCCGGCCGCCATGTCTGCACAGGGCCGTCATCAATAGCATACGACATGCAAATAACTTGCGTTGACGGATGACGGGCGTAGTTATATACGCCCGCCGTCTTCAGATCGCATTCCGATCTTGTCTCGAAATCGAGCCAGATCATTCGTCGCCGCTTTCGAGACGGTAGCCAAGATACTCACCGTTCGGGCCGTTGTAGATCGTCATGTCGCCCACCTTTGGCGCGCTGATCTGACCGTAGGGCGTGTAGTAAAAGTTCTCTTCGGGGTATTGCAGTTCGGTGGCGACTGGCCCGTTAGGGCCGCCCCACACGGCTATGCCGGCGGCTAGGATAATGTGTTTCATTTTTTCAGGCTCTGGTAGGCGCGCTTGACGCGGACGCGAGTGATGATGTTGGCGATTGTGTTCTTGGCGATGTGCAGCTTGATCGCTACGACGTTGTGCGAGTTACCGTCGTTTATCAGTTTTTCGACTTCTAACTCGCGTTCCGTCAGCGGATCGGCTTTGATAAGTTCGCACCACTTGTCGCTGTAGCTGGGGTTGATGATGACAGGCTCATGCTTCAGCACGCTATACTTGTGATAGTATTCTGTCGTGCCGCCCTCTAAGAACTTGATGCGGGGGATAGACAGGAGCATGTGACGCGCGCTGCTGCCGTTATCTTCGGCGCTACCATTACGCGGCATGTTGACCGGAATATACCGGCTTACCTTCTCGATTCGATCCATGACACAAACACTCCCGATGCTAAGCCGAAGCCGTAGAAGAACAGATACAGCGACAGATCTTCAATCATTCCTTCTCTCCCAGATAAGCGGCGCGGGCAGAACCCATCCACGGTTTAGAAATTGCCTTTTTCAGTTCTTCGTTCTCCGCTTCCAACTCCGCGATGCGGGCTTTTAAGGCGTCAACGTCAACCGCCAGACGATGCACGGCGAGCATCTTTTCCAACTCCGCAATCCGTCGTGCCTGCGCCTCTAATGCGTCGGCGGCGTCTTTGCAGTCATAGACAGTCGGCACGGGAGCGCGCAGCCGTTCGATTAGGTCGGTATAGTCAGTCATCGGCTCTCCCAGAAAAAGACGGCGGCCTAAGCCGCCGCCTCTCTATCATCAGCCGCGACGACGACGGCCAGTGTCTGCGGTAGAGCCATCGACCGATTCGGCTGGCGCACCGTCGAGCGAAATCCATTCGATCACGTCAAACACCGGAGTGTAGACGCGACCGTAGGACTTATGCTGATAATATTCCGAGCCGAGTTTCACGACGGCCACAGGGGCGTCCTGATCTTTCTCGACCTGATCGGCAACCTTCATGGCAAGCTGGTGCATAGCGCGCTTACCGCCAACGGACGTGACCGTGTAGCGGGCTTCCGTGCCAGCATCCTCACCGTCGAGGCACTTGACGCTCATGCCGACCTGCGGCTCCCATCCGCGCTTAGCGCCAGGCGGGGGCACGTCCAGTTCGGGAAGCGGCTCCGTAATGGACACCATCTTCTCGCCAAGCACTTCGCCTTCGCCCCACGCGATGAAACCGTGGACGAACGAGAACGGATTGACCGCCCAGCGTCCGTCTTTGTCGATCTCAGTCTGATCCGCGCCGTAAACCCAATGGCCGGTCTTATCCATTTTCAGGATGACCGAACCGACGCCAGCGTCAGTGTCGAGTTTACGCAGCGACTCAGCCAGAGACGCAGCGGTGGGGAGATTGGCGTTGCCGAACTTCACAATATTAGACATGACTAGACCTTTAGCTTAGAGAAGGCAGAACGGATGTCCTTGCCTAT